GCCACATTCCTCAAACTCAGCACGGCCCCCGGTGCCGGTCAATACATCGCCACAGACCTTCGTTATCTTCGGTTAACGAACCTGGACCCAACAAACTTCGTCATCGTCGGTCTCTCCGATACGTCCAGTGATACTATTTACTTCAAGTTGGAGGCTGGCCAATCCCTAATATTCCACAACGATGACATCGAGGCGAACACATCGGGCGCCGCATTCAGCGCATTCAGTCAATGGGATACGCTGACGATGGATGCCGATACGGCGTCTGTGGATGTGGAGATGGTCGTTGCCTCAGCTTGATCCACCTCCTCAACTTCATCTCTACCCTATGGAGGATTTTGCGCCCCGTAATCTGGAGGATGGATTGAATTGTTGGTGTCATCCTCAATACGATGAAGATAACCCTGACATGATAGTCCATCACGCATTAGATGGACGAGAGTTAATTGAGACCGGTGAAAGGTTGATTCAATAATGCCTCTACCCACCCGAAAGCGACCAAGCACAAGGTCAACTCGACGACCTTCACAGGGTTCACGATCAGGATCAATCTCACGACCTAGAAAAGATTTAAGAGCAAAAGCAGTCCCTCGACCCAAAGAGAGTTCAAGAGCGGGTCTTCGTCGCCCGAGCGCCCCCGTCTCAAAGCCTGTTCCCGTAGCGACGGGGGGAAAGCCTAAGTCAAAAAATCGCCGCACCTCAAAGAAAAAGAAATAGTGGCCCGTCCCCAAAAGCGTGTGAAGATGAAGCCTCACCCAAACCATATTTAAAGAAAGCAGATAATGGGCATCCAAAATCAAGTCACTCATGAATTACAGACAAGATCAATGCATGAGTTCATTAAGGGAGCATGGATGACTCTCGAGCCAGGACGCCAATATTATGATAATTGGCACATTCAAGCAATCTGTGAGCACTTAGAAGCAGTCGTCAGCCATGACATCCGCCGCCTCATTATAAACATCCCCCCACGACATATGAAGTCTCTGCTGTGTTCAGTGGCATTTCCCACATGGGCCTGGATTCATAAGCCTCATCTTCAGTTTCTATTCGCCAGCTACAATTCCGCCCTGTCAATCCGCGACTCCATCAAATGTCGACGCCTCATCACTTCCCAATGGTATCAAGACAATTGGGACGATAAATTCCAATTGACAAGCGATCAGAACCAGAAGCAGAGATATGAAAATGACAAAAATGGCCACCGCATTGCTCTCTCAGTTAATTCAGGAATTACAGGAGAGGGCGGCGATGTCATCGTCATTGACGATCCCCACAGTGTCAAGGAAGCCGAATCGGATACAGTACGGGCTTCCACATGTGAGTGGTTCGACACAGCCGTCCCAAGTCGAATTAACGACCCTAAGACTGGCGCTTTTGTTATCATCATGCAGCGGGTTCACTCATCAGATCTGACCGGCCATATCCTCGACCGTACGAAGGAGATCCGCGAGGACACGGAAACAGAACCAGACGAATGGACCCATATATGCGTCCCCGCAGAATTTGAAGCCAAGCATCCTCACAAATATTTCACTTCTCTGATCACCGCTTCCCACACTGAGGATCCTCGCACTAAAGAGGGCGAACTTTTGTGGTTCGATCGATTTGATAAACGATCCCTCGATAATCTAAAGACTTCTTTAGGAAGCTATGCTTCAGCTGGTCAGCTTCAACAGCGTCCCAGCCCGAAGGGTGGCGGGATCATAAAGAAGTCATGGTGGCGTGAGTGGGATCCTGATAGACCTATACCAGAATTCCTGTACGTGCTCCAGAGTTGGGACACAGCGTTTGAAGCAGGTGATGATGCCGCCTATTCCGCTATGACGAGCTGGGGAGTATTCGCTTATGGTGGCACTTATCACATCATGCTGAAGTCAAGATGGCGTGACAGGGTCGAATACCCTGCCCTCCTCCACACGGCCAGAGAAAAATATGCGGATGAACAGCCCGACGCGGTCCTTATTGAAAAGAAATCGTCCGGGCATTCTTTGGTACAGAGTATGAGACTTAAAGGTATCCCGGTGCTCACTTATTCTCCAGATCGAGACAAAGTGGCCCGTGCTCACGCTGCGTCAGTCCTTATTGAGGGCCAAACAGTCTGGCATCCTCGGCGCCGATGGGCGACTGAAGTCATTGATCATTGCGCTGTGTTCCCGGCAGGGGATGGAGCTGATATTGTTGATACAGTAACTCAGGCATTGCTTAAGCTGCGCAACATGTGGTACGGTGCTCCGACTGAAGATGAAGAGTTTGATCCAGAGATGAAAGAGCGGGAAGATCCTCTGAGCAACGTAGTCAATTTCCCAGAAGGCGAGGCTATATATGGCTGAAATTTTCCGCCTGGACGCAGAACAAAACATTGAGCCTCCGATAGAAGAGCAAGAAGACGGCTCTTTTCTTGTTGGGGAACCTGACTCCACCGCTGCTCCCCCAGAAGAGGAGTTAGAAGAACCCACCCTTCGGGCCTTTGATAAAAATCTTGCGGAGGATATGGACGACAAGCTTCTTAATGAGATTGGTTCTCAGGTTCATGAAGACTACACAATTGATCTTGCTGCTCGTTCAGAGTGGGAGGAGATCTACAAGAAGGGCTTGAAGTCCTTGGCCCCTGAGGAGGCCTCTGAAGCAGGTAGTTCATCGGATAGCCGTTCAAGTCGTAAACTCACAATGGTCATACATCCGGTCATTGCAGAGGCGGCAACACAATTTCAGGCGCGGGCAATAGGTGAGTTGTACCCGCCGCAAGGCCCGGTCGGCACCGTCGTTTTGGGTGAGACGACGAAGGATCTGGCAGATCAAGCCGACCGGGTCGGTACTTACATAAATTATCAAATCACGGAGGAGATGGAAGAATACTTCCCCGATCATGATCAAATGCTGTTTCATCTTCCTTTGGTGGGCCACACTTTCAAAAAGAGTTACTTTGATACGGTCCTTCGCAGAGTCACTAGCCAGTTTGTCCATGCGGACAATCTCGTAGTCGACGCCAATGCCGTCTCATTAGCATCCGCCCTACGAACGACTGAAATTATTCGCATATCCACCCAAGCCTTTAATGACTATGTAAAGGCGGAGTTTTATATCAAGCCAGACACCGCCATGGATGTTGATCCCTCGATCATGGAAACTGTAGAACAGGAGGTTTCTGGCATTGAGGAGGAAACCAGATCTGAGGATGCAGTGGTCCTTCTGGAGCAGCACGTCTGGCGAGACGATGTTCCTGGCGACGAATCAAGTGAAGCTTTGCCTTATACAGTCACCATTAATGAGGCCAACCAGAAAGTTGTGGCCATTCGAAGAAACTGGGATGAAAACGACACTACCTATTACGGAAAGCAGGTCTGGTATGCGTCATATAAATTTCTTCCGGGTCTTGGCTTTTACGGTTTTGGTCTATATCATATTATTGGTGGTCTCGGCAAAGCTGCTACTGGGGCACTTCGTTCTCTCTTAGACGCCGCCGCTTATGCGAACATGCAGGGCGGATTCAAGCTTAAAGGATCTAGGATGGAGGGCGGCGAGGTTAGGATTGCGCCGGGAGAATTCCCCACCATCAGTGCTCCCGTTGACGATATCAAAAAGGGCATCATGGCACTGCCTTTCAAGGAACCGTCTCCAACCATGATGTCTTTACTTCAGTATGTAGTTGATACAGCCAAGCAATTCGCCAACAGCACCGAGACCAATATCTCTGACGCAAACCAGAATACGCCCGTAGGGACCACTGTCGCTCTGCTTGAGGAAAATGCCAGAGTGTTCTCCGCTGTCCACAAGCGTCTTCATAACAGCCAGAAACAAGAATTCAAACTTATCGCCAAGCTGAACGGGATCTATATGCCCAATCGCTACCCGTTCCATGTCAAGGGTGAGAATCGCTATGTTCTACGCGCTGACTTTAACGATAAGGTAGACGTTGTTCCTGTATCAGACCCAGCCACCTTTAGCTCCACTCAACGGATTGCTCAGGGTCAAGCGTCAATGCAGATGGCGCAGGCATATCCTCAGTTCCATGATATCCCCACAGTGCTTCGTCGTATGTATGAGTCACTTCGTATCCCTAATTACGAAGAGATGTTAATTGATCCTAACAATACAGATCGTTTGGATGCGGTGGCGGAAAATAGTGCGATATTGATGGGTAAGCCTATTCGGGCTTATCTGGATCAAGACCATAAGAGCCATATGATTGTCCTTGATGACTGGTTCACTCGCTTACCGCCTCAGCTTCAGAAAATGAATGAGATGGCCTTTGTCTCTCATAGAGCAGAACATATGTCTCTATTTTATAGAGTCCAGGTCCAAATTCAATTGGCGTCTCAACTTCCCGCTATGCCTAATTTCCGGGATCCAAATGTGGAAGTACCTGAGTTAACTCCTGAGATGGACGCCAAAATCAGTCAGGCTGCGGCTGTTGTCGTTAACCAGAGTCAGCAGCCACCCCTTGGGCCGCCGATGCCACAGCTTCCTGGTCAAGGTGCTGAGAATGCCGCTAATGATCCGGTGGCAGCAGCTAAGATGTTGGCGCAGGCTGAGGCTATGAGCATCCAGGCCAAGACCAAAGCAGAGATAGAGTCCAAGCAAGCCAAATCTCAGTCCGACATGCAAATTAAGCAGTTTGAAGCTCAAATGGACTTGAAAATCGAGCAGGTGAAGGCCAAGGCTCGCATGGACGAGGCTCGTATGCGCGAGATGTATAAGGCTGAAACGGACAGTAAGAAGGCTGATGAAGAAATTAAGATTATGTGGGCTAAGGCAGAAGCTGAAATTCTAATTGCACGAGAAAAGGCTCAGGCCCAATTGAAGGGTGAAATGGCCACTGCAAATGTGAAACTTATTGCCCACGATCGCGAATCCCAAGCCAAGGCAGACGCCGCCCGTAATAAGGACACGACTATCGATGGCTGATAATAGATTGCAGACGTATTCTGGTGCTCTTGAAGAAGCTCCATCACATGAAGCCAGAACATTTACAGAACTCTTAAATAGTGGTGGAAATCCCGCCTTCAGTGATCCTGTTTCAGGAGGAGGGCTTACTCTTATGAGCCCGGAAGTGGAAAAAGAAGATGTATATTCTTTTCATAGAATTTTTCCAGACGGAGGAGGCGGGAGAAGTCTTTCAGAAATAGAACTTAATAATGCGATTATACTTATTCTTAAAAATCGCACTAAATGGAAAGAGGATCCATTCACAGATCAAGAAATTCGGGAGATGACCACTAATCCTCATGGTCGTCTTGGTTCGATTGATGAATTTAAGCAGAGACTTCAGAATGGCCGATAACTCAATGACGCATTACACCGGTACATACGCCGATGCTATTCGCACGCCCAAGAAATACCAAGTAGGTGAGAAGTGGGATCGCTATTTGGAGATTTTGAAAGAGCAGGACGCTAAGAAACAATCTTTTCAAGATGCTATAAGCCGCGTAAAGGATCTTGGTTCCACTGCATATGCTATGAAGACCCTACCCTTCTATTTCTTCCCACCTACGGCTCCTTTTGCAGCAGGAATTGATCTTGTTGAAGGGCTTGCTTCAGGAGATCAAGGTCAAGCTGCCATGTCCCTGCTCGGCGCCCCCGGCAAGGTTATGAAGGGAGCTGCCGCCGCTATGACGACTATGATGCCTGATGAGGCTGAGGGCGCCCCAATCCCCAAGGGTCTTATCGCTAAACTCTTGGATTGGAAGTCGAGTGGCCGAAGCAAGTTTCGTCCATCAGCTGAACCGGGATCTGAAGCACACAAACAGGCATGGCGACAACTGGACACTTTTAATTCTAAAGTCAAAGAGTCCTGGGATCCAGGAGACGTGGATGCAGCAAGATCCATGATTCTCGATGGCGAAAAGGCTTCTGACGTCACCATGCTCTTGGATAAGATTGCTGCTTCTGATACAGGCAAGCTTCTCGGTTCTGAAATTCCTTTTCAAGCGAGCAAATCTAAGCTTGTTAAAGATCACGGATTTAAACAGGATAATCCTGGAGGAAAATGGTTAGAAGGAAAGCGAAAATCTGCTCAGAAAAATATTGACGAACGTCTGAAACCTTCTTGGTCGGAAGCCGATCATGAATTAAAAAAGGCTATTCCAAGTTGGACACCGAACACTCCAAAGGAAAGTTATTCAAATACGTTGGGAGGAGGATCTACTACTATGTGGGGGGATATTGATCTTCCTACTACTTTACTTAAGAAGATGAAAGGCGCCGCAGGAGAATATAGAGGTCCGGGAGAACATCAGTTTGATACTTTAAAGAAAACAATTACTTCTGAAGGAGAAAAATTTGCTGATAATCCAATTTTAGTTTCTATTGGTCACACTGGTGAAGCTCGAATTGTTGAAGGAAATACAAGAGCAGCAGTAGCGAGAGAATTAGGTGTTGAAAGCATACCGGCAAGAGTTCAATATCTAAATGGTGCCGAAGATATTGCCGGTCCTTTGTCTCCAGATAATCTTCTTAAAGCATTGGAGTCTTACCTCAAATGACCAGAATATATCAACCCTTCACCCAAAACCCCTCACGGTATGGGTTCGGACCGGAACATAGCTTCTTTCTAGACAATCAGATCCCAGGGCCTCCTCCCGTCACTCTTCCTCCCGTGGCCCCTCCCCCGGCAACCCCCGCCCCGGCGCTTCCCCCAGTGCCCGGCATATCAGGGGACGGGGGAGGCGGTGACAACAGCGGCGCCTTCGCTTCTACTGGCCCTGACGCCTCGTACACTGGTCCTGGAAGCGGCATTGTGGGGGATGTAACTGGCATGGTGTCCGACTATGTGTCTGATAACCCAGGGTTTACGGTTGGCAATGTTGCGGGACTTGCATTGGGTTCTATGGGTCTCGGGGCTTTGGGCGCCGCCTTTGACAGCTACGGCGATCTCTCTCAGGCCCAGGCCATGCAGGCCGAAGCTGGAGTGACCGGGCCACAGTATGATCTTGGCTTCATGGCTGGCCTAAGTGATTTTGGCAACAGTATCAGTTTTGGTCGAGCGGGGACAGATGCCAGAGACGCTGCCCGAGAAAATATTTCCAGTTTTATGGACGAAGAGTATTCGGATAACCCAGCTTGGGAGGGAAATCAGCAGGACTTTGAAACTTCAGATATTTCGGCAGTTGACCTATCTGAAATGGATGCAAAGGCCGAAGAGGTGGATTTCCCAAATATGGCGGAGCCAAACATCGCCATTGAAGAAGCCGAAGTAGCGGCTCCGGCTGGCCCCGCTGAAGCTGCGGGGACCAAAGCAGATTTTGAAGGAACATTCAGTAGCTTGGGAATCTCTACTACGGGATTTGCGGCTCCCGGTACGACGGACATGTTTGGCCAGACAGGCCCTCAGCAAATTACCGCTACCATGTTCAACAATGGAATTACAGATCAGACCGCAATAGATAAAGCCATTCAAGGCTATAACGATTCGTATGGTATATCAGATGAAGGCAATGCATACGGAGTTGAAGGCTCATATGCCTATTCTGATGAAGCCGTTGGTGATGATATTGGATCAGTCGGTACTGGGTATGCTTATTCCGATGAAGCCGCTGGAGACGATTTTGGCGCTGATGAGTCATCTGCTTACTCTGACGAAGCCGCTGGAGACGATTTCGGAGGTGATGAGTCATCTGCTTACTCTGACGAAGCCGCTGGAGACGATTTCGGAGGTGATGGAGGCGGAGGAGGCGAATGCTTCTCGTGTGATACTCCAATTCTTATGGCCAATGGATTCACCAAGCCCATCATGTATATCAAGCCTGGGGACCAGATAGCCAGCTTCTCCGGCCGAGGGGAACTGAAGACCCAGACCGTTATGGAACTTATGAAGACTGGATATCGAAGACTTATTTGGATTGATGGAGTTCGAGCCACTCCTCCCCACCCTTTCTTAACTACGAAGGGGTGGAAATTTGCAAAGAATATTCGTCCAGGAGATAGACTTATTACAGCGAAAGGACGTATTCATGCCGTCGGACACGTTAAGCCCGCCGGACACGCTTCCGCCGTATATAACCTTGAAGTTGATGGAGGAGATTGTTTTGTCGCCGGAGGATTTCGGGTACATAATTCTACGATTATATGCGCGGAGCTCCACCGGCAGGGCCGCTTTAGTAACGCTGAATGGGACGTTGAGCGCAGATATTCCAGACGGGATAATCCCTTCAGAGGATTCGGGGAAGACGGTGATTGTGTTTCCCACACCTATAGAACAATAGCGAAGCCTTTGATCGCAGCTACTAGGCGATCCAAAATTGTCTCCTTTTTAACCGCCGCTATTATACGTCCCTGGGTAACTGAGATGGGCTATCGTCATGCTGGATGGAAGCACGGATCTTTGGTCGGAAAAGTGTATGTTCATCTCGGTGTGCCGATAGTCCGTTTCTTTTGGGGACTGAAGTTTAAGCGGCCTCCGGTGCTCAGCCATGAGTAAAGCTAGAAAAGTTGTGGCCGCTGAAATAAGGGCCGCTAAGAAATTTCTATCTCGTCGTGGGATCACTTCAAAGGAAATTTCGCCCAGACAGTTCGCTATGGCGGCAAAAGAATTGGATAAAAAGTTTACTGAGGTTTTGGCTATTATCGCAGCCGAACAAACCGGAGGACAAGTTTAGTGAATAGGTCCTCTTTCCCTAAGCAAGTCAGCAAAAAAGGAGTACGAGTTGTGCCCGTGAATATAGTTCCAAAAGGAGATTTCGGTCGTAATCCTTCTAAAAAGGATTTAGCAAAAGCCGCCAACGTCAAGAAGTCCCGCCGAGGGAAATCGAGGAAAAAGTCTCCTCGTGGTGTTGGTAAGGCTCAGAAAGGATATGGAGCGGCACGAACCAAATGACTCTTCCTGAATTCCTTGAAAAGCTGGAAACTCGCTTATCTGAAGAGATTTCAGGTCTTCAGGAAGAATCTGGAGACGGTCAATGCTCTGACTGGGGGGCTTATAAAAAGCTGACCGGGCAGGTCCTTGGCATAAAATCCGCGCTAGACATTGTCAAAGAAACCATAAAAGAACTGGATGAAGAAGATGACTAAAGGCACGACACTCCCCGAACCCAAGGGCTGGAAGCTCTTGATCGAAAAGATTCAGCCAAAGCAAGAAACGGCTGGAGGCATTCTGCTCCCTGACCAATCAATTGAGGCAGAGAGCTATATGCAGATCTGCGGTAAGGTGACTGCAATAGGCCCGATGGCTTGGTGTGATCGCGATACCGGAGAACCGTGGACCGGAGGTCCATGGGCAGAAGTTGGCGATTGGGTGATTATACCAAAGTTCACTCAGTTTAAACTGGAGGTTGATGGTACGGAGTATCGCTTCATTAATGATGATGAAATTATAGCCACCACTGATGAACCAGAGTCAATTAAAGTCTACACTTAAGCCACACCGCATAAAGGAGAAAGTTCATGGCTGATACTGACCCCGTAAAAGACGATGACTTAACAAAAGATTTCGATGGAGCTGTCCTTAACGATGAGGCCAGTTACGACGATTTTATTGATATTGTAGATGACATCAGCGACGATGTGGACGATGACCCGGCTTCCACCCCGATCCCTGGTCCCGATGACAATCAAAAAAGAATGGATGAACTTTACCGGGATGGTCAGGAACATAAACGTCGAGCTGATAAAGCTGAATCTGATAACAAAGATCTAACTGATCGGATGGATAAGCTTGAAGGGGGCAATGACGAACAAAAAATTATTGACTTCAAGAATAAATATGAAGAAGTCAGGGTAGATCTTCGATCGGCATTGGAAGATGGAGACACCGATAAACAACTAGAATATACTGAACAATTGGCTGATATGCGAGCAGCGGCTAGAGTTATGGATTCAGAAAGAAGTCGTGAGTCTTCGGCTTCTGCTTCTCCAGCGTCAATGCCAGAATTAGCGAGTAAATGGTGGGGAAAGAATAGGTGGTTTAATGATCCAAAATTTGCAGAAGAAACCGCTTCTGCTCGAAAGATAGATTCTGAACTCACTGGGTCAGGTTGGAATAAGGAGTCACCTAGCTACTACGAAGAATTAGATAATCGTTTACAATCACTACACCCTATGTTATATTCGAAATCTTCAAATGGAGAAGTGGAGAAAGATGACCCTAAACCAAAGCCTCCAACAATACCCTCCGGAGGAAGCAAAGGGTCAACAAAACCTCCAAGCGATGGACGAATAAAGTTTACGAAGGAACAGATGGGCATTGCTAAAGAATTGGGTCTCACTTCAGAAGTTCAACTTCGTGAGTACCATAAAGAAATTCAACTCCAAGAGAAAGGAGCAGCATGATGTCTGCAATTCGTAAAACTCGTGAAGCCGAAGGCAATCATATTTCCAGGGATGAGGAAGAACATGAAGAAGTATGGCTTCCCCCCTCAGTTTTAGAGGCCCCTCCCCCTCGGGAGGGTTTTAGACAGCGATGGGTCTCCACCCAGATTCTAGGGACTGAAGTACCTCATCACACGATGAAACGGTTTCGTGAAGGTTGGCAACCTCGGTCGCCTGAAACTGTTCCACCTGATTTCCAAATACCAACTATTGAACACGCTCAGTACGGCGGATGCGTCGGTGTTGAAGGCATGATTCTATGTGAGATGCCCGAAAGCAGAGCCAAAGCTCGTGATCAATATTTTGCTGGAAGAAAGCTAAATCAGAACAAATTCGTCAGTGCTGGTTTGGATAAGGTGGAGCGCTCTGGTGGCGTGCCAATTCAACGAAGTCATAAATCCACGGTGTCTCGAGGCCGATCTGAGGTCGCGGATGACATCTAATTAGGAGAGTTCCTGATGGCAAATGCAGATACCCCCAGAGGTTTCTGGCCTGTACGGCACTTGACTGGTGGACTTATTCGTGCGAATGAATATGCGATCCTTTCAACCCTAGCCGAGAATATCTTCAAAGGTGACATGGTCAAACTTGTCGCCGGTGGAGAAATTCAAGTGGCTGCGGCTGGCGATCGTGTTCTCGGTGCCTTTCATGGGTGCGAGTATGTTCTCACGGCCACTGGTGCGGTGACATTTTCTAAATATTGGCCGACTGGCACTACAGCGACCAATATTAAAGCCTACGTTTATGATGATCCAAATCTTGTTTACGGAGTTCAGTCTGCTGGTTCCACGGTCCAAGACGATATTGGCAACCTTGGTGACTTAGTAGCTGGCGCCGGAAGCACGACTACGGGTCTGTCGGCTTTTGAACTCAACGGGACGACTACGGCCGATCAAGCGACTTTTAGGGTCATTGGTAAACTCGCCACCCCTAATAACGCTTGGGGGACCAACGTCAACCTACTTGTCACACCTTATGAACACGAGTTCACGGTAACTGAGCTTTCAGCTGCCCCGACGAGTGTTGGTATATAGGAGATCTGACTCATGGCTATGAATAGAGCGCTATTCGCCAAGCAGCTTGAGCCAGGTCTCAATGCATTGTTTGGTTTGGAATATAAGCAGTATCCCAATCAGTGGTCTGCTGTTTTCGAGAAAAACACATCTGACAAAGCGTTTGAAGAAGATCTCTTGATGGAAGGTTTCGGTGAAGCCCCGATCAAGGCTGAAGGTGCGCCAATCGCGTACGAGACCGCTTCGGAGATGTGGACTGCCCGATACAACCATGACACCTATGCTTTGGCCTTCTCCCTCACGGAAGAAGCTGAAGAGGACGGTCTCTACGGTTCCCTGTCGCGGAAGTATGTCAAAGCTTTGGCTCGTTCCATGGTTCATTCGAAGGAGATCGTTGGTGCCAACGTCCTGAATAACGGGTTTGATAACGCGTTTACGGGCGGTGACGGCAAGGAACTCTTGGCCACGGATCATCCGACAGGTTCGGGTGATCAGTCCAATGAACTGTCTACGGCTGCGGATTTGAGTGAAACCTCCTTAGAGCAGATCCTGATTAACATCAGTAATCAGCTCGATGATAGGGGAATTCCCTCTGCCGCAATGGGGACCAAGTTGGTCATCCCACCGGAGCTAGTGTTCATTGCTGAGCGTGTACTGAAGTCAACGCTTCGGACGAACACGGCAGAGAATGACATTAACGCTATCAAATCGATCGGATATCTTCCGCAGGGCACTCATGTTATGCAGCGTCTGACCGATACTGATGCGTGGTTTGTCTGTACCGATATCAATGACGGCCTCAAGATGTTCCAACGTGCTCCGATGAAACGTGGCATGGAGGGTGACTTTGAGACCGGCAATGTTCGGTACAAGTGCCGCGAGCGGTACAGCTTCGGCTGGACTGACTGGCGGGGCATCTACGGTTCGCCGGGTGCCTAGAACTAAGTGGGGAGGGGTTAGCGCCCCTCCTCATTGTTCGGTGTATCAACACTCTGGGGTTCGCCCCGATTGAACAAAGGAACACACTATGGCTGAAAATGCTAATTCAAAATATCCCAATGGTTTTGCTCACGGCGTCGCAATCGCTGGAATGCCTGTCGTCAACACCTATGCCGGAAAGGTTTTCTGGGTAGATAGTAACACGGGTTCTGATTCCAGTGGTAATGATGGTGGTCGTAATCAACCTTTTGGTACGATTGATTATGCCGTTGGTCTCTGCACGGCCAACAAGGGTGACATCATCATGGTCATGCCCAATCACGCTGAAACAGTTAGCGCGGCTGGGGGCTTGGCTTTAGATGTTGCTGGAATCAACGTTGTTGGAATTGGCAGCGGTGCGAATCAACCAACTGTGACTTTGGATACGATTGTTTCAGCAGATGTGGATATTGACGCGGCTAATGTCACAATTGAAAATATCCACTTTGTTGCAAACTTTGCTGACATCGCAGTTATTCTCGATGTTAATGCAGCTGACTTCACTGTTCGTGGGTGTCGCTTTACCCAGGCGGATGATGATCTGAACGCTAAAGTCTGCATTCAGGATGCTGCGACCACTGGTTCCCATCGTATTTCCGTTATTGGCTGTAAAGCTATCATGTATGATGCGGCCAATACTCACTTCATCAACTTCTCAGGCACAGGAACTGGTCACATTGTTCGTGATAATGTTCTTCATGGTGACTGGGGTACGATGGCAATTGGCGGCGCTGGAGTTATTACCTTCTGTGAAATCGTTGGTAATGTCGTTGGTAATATCGCCAGCACTTCAGATGCGATTATTTCCCTCGCATCTACGGCGACAGGTATTGTTGTCGGTAATCATGGAGCGGGCGCGGCGGTTCAGGCTAATGGTATCACGGCTACGGCCTGCGTCATTTCGCAAAATTACTATGGTGTCATCGGTGAGGATCTTAGCGCAATTCTTGATCCAATCGCTACATAAGGAGTTTAAGGGTGGGGGCTTCGGCCCCCATCACCACATGAACATAGAGAGGATATAAAGATATGCCCCAAGCCAAGGCTATCACTCTTGCACCAACCGCCCTTGATCGAAATGGGCTTTCAACAACTGAAACACTACTGGCAACTCGCCTTGATTATTTGATCAATGGCGCTCTTGCTGTTTCTGGATCTTATGATAGAAACGGCATCGCTACCGCTCAAACAACGGCGGGGAGTACAGCACTCACTCTTGATGGTGCCCTTGGCGTAAATTTCCGAGATCGGAAGGGTGTGTATATTCTAATCTATGCGGCTTCTGCCGATAATACTGGCATAACTTTTGAAGTCGTTGGTTTAGATAGTTTTGGAAAACCATTGCGAGAAACAATCACAGGTCCTGACAGTGGGCTGATTGTTCTTGGAGCCACGCGCTTTTGGAAAATAGATTCTGTCACTCCTTCCGCAGCCATTGACGGCAATGTGGAGGTCGGAGTGAATGGTTATGCGACCTTTACTACTCCTCAACATATGGCCGCATATTCTGCCGCTGATGATTCAGGAGAAACAGTTACTTTCCTTGGTGAAGATCGCTATGATCGCAGCATGACAGAAACAATTACAGGCGCGGGAGCGGGCGCGACAGTAGCGACGTCAAACAATTACAAACGAATTGACCGCATTACCGCTAGTGGAGCGGGCGCAGGCGCAACGGAAGGTGGCATTAACGGTATTTGCGAATCTCAGTGGTATGTGTTGAATTATCGAGGCAATGACTTCAATGTCGGTCTCGGTCTAGATATTGTGAGCGGCACTCTCACCGCTGCTGTCCAGCACACGTTCAGTAATGTGTTAGCCGAAGGCTTTCGTGAGATCGATGCAAATGTTCACACGCATGACACAATTACAGGCAAGTCCGCAGATTTTGACGGCAACTACACGAATCCCCCTGTAGCTTGTCGATTAGCGATCACAGCCTTTACTTCTGGCAGCGCGGTTTTGCGAATTGTTCAGTCCGGTAACGGGAGCTAGACTATGGGTATTTCTGGGATTGAAGTTACTTATGAAGGAGAATATACCTTAGAAAAACTTAGTGCCATTGTTAATGATAATTTGACTGGTTTGGCTATTTTCCGAATTAGGGTGCAAGGGAGAGTTCTCTAATGTCGACTTCTGGCACGAATCTTTGGCGCCCTGACATTGAAACAGTGATTGTTGAAGGATATGAACGATGTGAGGTCGATGCTCAAATTCTTACTGGATATCAAGCCAGAGCTGCTCGTCGTAGTCTTAATCTTATGTTTGCGGATTGGGCGACCAGGGGTATCAATTATTGGAAGACAAGTGAGAAGACACTTGATCTTGTAAAAAGTCAAATTGTTTATCAATTACCAGAAGGCACATTGGATATTCTTTCTGCTGTGATGCGAAGAAGTGACACAGATACAGACATGGAACGTATTAGTCTCACAGACTATAACGCCCTTCCAACTAAATCTAGTGAAGGTCTGCCCACTACCTATTTCTTTGATCGACAATATATTCCTCAGATCTATTTGTGGCTTGTGCCTGAAAATAGCACAGATAAATTTATCTATTGGAGTTTAGATCAAATTCAGGATGTAGCGGGAAGTGATGAAGATCCAGATGTACCTTACAGGTGGAATGATGCTTTGTGCGCTGGATTAGCAGCACGATTGTCCACTAAAATTAAGGGTCTTCCGGCTCAAAAGAGATTAGAACTTAAGGCAGATGCCATAGAAGCTTTTGATCATGTAGGAGGAGACGAGGGTGAACGTGCTACGTTTCGTATCATCCCGACATCTATACTATGACAAAATATGCCGTAGGCACGAAATCACGAGCGATGTGCGATCGATGCGGGCTTGAGATCCGTTATCTTGATCTACGGACCGAGTGGAATGGCTTGCGCGTCTGTAAAGAGTGCTGGGATCCTAAGCATCCTCAACTTGAACCACGCACCGCATTTGATGCTCAAAAACTTTATAAGCCTCGTCCTGATAGAGATGATGATCGTGAAATGAATGTTAAAATTAGTGGAGTAGAATTCTTATTTCCATCATCTGGAGATACTAATTTGACACTAGATCAAGGTGGGTGGGGTATTGAAACTTATGGCGAAGACGAGTATGGAATTTAAATGAGCACGTACACTGAACTTTTAGCAGATATTCAAAACTGGTTTGAGGATGATGGCGACGAATTTGTTGCTGATATTCCGCGGATGATTACGAATGCTGAATTACGTATTCACAAACGTATTCCTAATCATCCGGCGTATCGTACCCTGAATACTGGCACTCTTACCGCTGGGACCGCCACTGTCGCGAAGGGAACCCTTCGGTCCACTCGATTTCTACGTCTTACCGTAGGAACTGAGGAAATACACCTGCTTCCTCGTACAGACAGCTATATTATTGACATGTATCCTAATTCGTCTAAGCGAAATATCCCCAAGTATTTTGCTGAGGATGATGAGAATAATTATCGGTTTGGCCCCACTCCAGATGGGAATTATCCTTATACAGCGGGCGTCATTCGGATGCCTACGGGGCTTTCTGAAAGTAATGCGAATACAGAAATAGGCGATGATTATGAAGATCTTATGCTTTATGCTTCCATGATGGAAGGGGCTTTGTATCTGGAACATGATGAAGGTCTTATCAAATGGAAGGCCATGTTTGATGAAGAAATGGCCTTGGTAGCGTCAGAAGTTACTCGTATCTATGTGAATGAGTACGGGAGCGCGTAATGGCGATTACTCAAACCGGATGCAATAAATTCAAGCAGGAACTGCTTCAAGGACTGCATGATCTTGATGCCGATACAATTAAGATTGCGTTATATACAGAGGATGCTGATCTTGACGCTGATACTTTGATGTACACCGAAACTGAAGAAATTACTGGAACAGGGTATTCTGCCGGTGGAAAGACTCTCACCGGCGCAGTGATAACTCTTGAAGGGAGTGTTGGAGTGTGTGACTTTGACGATCCCCAATGGGGGACCGCCGCCTTTACAACGGCGGGGGCTTTAATATATAACAGTTCAGTGAGCAATAGAGCTATCGCCGTTATAGATTTTGGTGAGGAGTTCACTGTATCTGGCCCAGGAACCTTTAATCTGCTTTTACCGGCCCCTACCGCCGAGACCGGCGTGATAAGGATTAGATAATGGCTTCAACAGCTAGTGATCTTCTACAAGTTAGACTCCAAGGAACTGGAGATAATTCCAATACTTGGGGAACTCTGCTCAACACAGCTCTTAGTCGAATGGAAGAGTCGATTGCTGATATAACGAATATCGCAGTCACAGCGGCAAACTATACTCTTGACGATACTCAATACGTGGAGCATGATGATGCTACCCCTACGGCTGAAAGTCATGTTGCAGCCGTCAAGGTAACGGGCACTCTTACCGGCAATAGAACAGTCTTTGTCCCAGCTCGTAATAAAATGTACTGGATCTGGAACGCTACTGGAGGTTCCTACACTCTAACGATCGATGTCGTGGGTGGTGGTGGGTCAGGCTATGTAGTTCCTCAAGGCTATTTGCAGGCAGTCATTTGTGATGGCACAAATGTTGAATGTCTGAGCCCGGCGATCAGTGCGGCTGGAGTAGTCAATCTTAATGGTTTGGAACTGATCCTGGATGCTGACGGCGATACAACTTTCCATGCCGATACGGATGATCAACTCGATCTTAGGATTGCCGGGGCCGATGATTTCAGTTGGAAGGCCAATGACTACGATGTCTTGGCTGGTTCGAAGATCTCAATAAGTGGTGATGGTTCTGCAATTGATGCAGCGAACAGTATTGGCTTCGGCGTTGGAATGGATGGCGCCCTGTATTCTGATGGAACGAATCTTATTATTGATGCTACGACCCAAACAGATTTTGCTATCAGTGGCACAGTAGATATGAGTTTCGCTGCGAATAAATTAACCATTACCGCTGGATCAGAAGTTGTTGTCGCTGGGGACGGTACGGCAATCGGTGCGGCGGGCGCCATTTCTTGGGGTGTAGGTGAAGATGGCGCTATTTATTCTGATGGGGATAATTTGCATATCGATGTTGCCACTCAACTTGAGATTGAAGTTGCGGGCACAGAAGTTGGTCACTGGGACGCAGGAGGCATTAATCTTGTAACCGGCGATCAGTACGAAATTAATGAAGCCGCAGTTCTGACGGCTACTACTCTTGGAGCAGGTGTTGTGAATTCCAGTCTTACTGGTTTGGGCACCTTGACAACTCTAACTATTGATGATATTACTATTAATACGAATGCTATTACGTCAGCAGGCGCATCAAGTATGACTATTGTTCCGACTTCAGGACAAAGTTTAATTCTTGATGGTGCATTAGATATTGATGGCGCCGTCATGGGATACACGGGCGCATTCACTGTGACTGGGTCCGCGCTTATTGATGGTATCACTATTGATGCGGCGACTATCATTGGGACCACAGCAGCGAGCTTGGAGATCACACCTACAGCGGGGCAGAGTTTAATTCTTGATGGTGCATTAGATATTGATGGCGCCGTCATGGGATACACGGGCGTGGCTACCGTTACCGGGTCCGTGGTTGTGGATACCATGACCATTGACGGCGGGTCCATTACAGATTCCAGCGCAGCTATATCCTTTGGTGATGAAAACCTATCTACCACTGGCACTCTCGCGTCTGGTGCAATCACCACGACCGGAGTATTCACCCAAACTCTGGGAGGGTCTCGTACTAGCACGGGCGGTGATGAAAGTCTTATTTTGACCAACAGTGCATCGTCAGGTGATGACGCTGTTATTGCTATGACTTCCGCTGACGATGGCTTTAGCGCGCTGTATTTTGGTAAGGCTTCAGACGGTATTAGAGGTTTTATCAAGTTTACCACATCTACAGATACGATGACGCTTGCGGCTGGCGATGGCTATACTAATTTAACACTTGCGGGCACAAGTGGGAGTGAACTGGCCACCTTCACCCACAATGTAACAATTGGTAGTACGGGATCAGGAGCGACAAGAACACTTACTCTCGCCAATGCCGATGCTAATGTCAGTAAAATTCTTTGGGCATCTGCGTCAGATGGCGCGGGCGCTCAGATCACTTGGCAGGACACCTCTGCATTAATGCTTATCGGAACGGCACAGGTCGATCATTCGGTCACATTGGCGGCAGATAACAATATCCCCAACCTCACCCTCGCTGGCGCGGATGGATCAGAGACAGCCACATTCGCTGGCATCGTAGGCATCGGGCAAGCC